ATGACGCGTGGAATTTTGTTTGGTTGTGTGGTGTTGGTGGCTGGTGTTGTGTCGGTCGGGAGCGGTTGTGTTTCGAGTGCTGGCGAGCCGAAGGATTTTCGTGACGGAGACTCGGAGATGGTGGCGCGGACGGAAAAGAATCGGCGGTTTGATCCGAACAAGAGCACTGCTCGCCGTCAGACAAACAAGCTTATCCCTGTGAATTTAATTCGGCAAGCAGATAGAGAGCGCACGGTTCGCGAGACGGCAGACGAAGCGGAGCGTATCCAGCAGGAACGGGAAAAAGCAAACAGCTCGTCGCGGTAATGTGTGCTGATTGGTTGCTTTGTGGCGGGTTGTGGCGTTTCTTTTGATTCAGATTGTTTCGAGAATAAATTTCTTCAAAAGTGCGTTCCCGTGCGCTTTATATTTTGCGACAAAATCTTTTGGCGTTGGCACGGCGACTTTTTGCCACGCAATTTTTGACCTTGGGAGCGTGAATGTTTTTCCCGCTGTCGCGAGCCACGCTGGCAGTTGCGTTCCTTCTGAAACGGCGACGAATTTCCCGCCACTTTTTCCGTGAAAAACGCGTGCGCCTTCGAGTGTTCCCATCGCTCCGATTTTCACGCCGTGCTTGGTTTGCTTTAAAGAAAACGCTTCGATTGGAATTTGATTTCCGCCGAGCCAGAGCTTCGACCGCCGTTTGCCTTGAATAAGTGCACGCCGCCGCTTCGTCATCACGCTCGGTTTTGTTGAAAAATCCTTTGCCATTTCTGCTCGCAATTCTTTTTGCAAACGGCGAATGGCGACGCGCACTGCGGTTCGTGTGCTTTTTTCTAAATCGTTCTCCTGACGAATTTCTGGCATTTTAATTCCTTTTCCGTGCTGCGAGCATTCGCGACAGCGGTGAGTTTTTTTTGGCGACGGGCACGGCGGGGCGTTGTGTGTCTGGTGGTGGCTGTGGCGATTCTGTCGATTTAATCGTTTCTGCCGATTGGTTCGATTCTGTCGCCTTAATCGTTTGAAGCGTTTGGAATGCTTGTTTCCTCCGCAGTCCTTCAATTTGCCAGTTGACGGGTTCCAGTCGCAACGCCGCAAAGGCGTAAACTCGGCAGTCCAAGGCTTCGTTTCGTGTGTCTGAGCTGCGCTTTGTCCAGAGAGCAACGGCGTTTCCGCCTTTGTAAAACGTTTTTTTGTATTCGCTGCAAAGCTGGTCAAAATATTCTGGCGGTCGGTCGTGCGGAAAATGGCACGTTCCCGCGCCGCGTTCAAAATTGAGCCTTCCTACGACGATGTCTTTGATGCGTTGCGTGCCTAAAACAATAAACTTCACGCCACGGGAACGCCGTTCACCGATTTTCCGCCGCTGAACCGCTCCGACAATTGGCGCGTCCGCTTGGTTTGAACCTTTAATCGCGAAAAAATATTCCCAGCGATGCGCCGCGCAAAACCGGTAAACGTCTTGCGTGTTCGCTCCGCCAGAGTCGATAAATTTCACGCGAGCGACGATATTTCCTCCCATTTCGTGGCGATAAGTTTTCCGCGTCCACGCAAGAAACGCATCCCACGGCGAACCTTCCGCGCCTTCGGGAACAGACGGGTCTCCGTAAAAAACGCGATAATCTAACGACCAGCTTTCCTCGCCTGCGCCCCACGCAACGCATTCCGCTTCGATGCGGTCGGGTTGCGTGTCCGCGCCGATGGTCAGAACCAACGCTCGCGCGGGAACGTCAAACGTGTCGCCGCCGATGCGTTCCCGCTTCAAATAAAGCGCGTTTGCGTCGGTCGCCGTTTCGATTTCATCCCATGGCTCGCCTAAAACCGTATTCGTCCAAACTTGCATTTTGAGCGGATCGCCCTTCGCCACAGCGTAGCTTTTAACGATTTCTGACAATCCCGCCGCCGAAAATGGCGATAAAATCTGGTTGATATGGAAGCCCGCGACGCCATTGAACGGCGCAGTCGCCTTCCAGCAAGCCCGCGCGTCCGCGACGGCTTCGTTTTTTTCCTTGTTCGTGTGCAACGCGCCGCAATGCGGGCATTTAAGCCGAGCCGTCTCTGGGATTGGCTCGCGCGTCGTCTTGTCCACGTCAAAAAAAATGTCTGGAAACAGCGGCGAAAACAGTTCTCCACAGCTTTTGCACGGGATAAAATAACGCCGACGGTCGCTCGCGTTCCATTCTTTTAAAATGTTGGATTCTCCTTTCGTGGTCGGCGTCGAGCCGATGAAAATTTTTCGATTCCAAAACGTCGTCGTGCGCTTTTTAACTAATTCGAGCGGCGAGCCTTCTTTGCCCGCACTGGCAGCGATGCGGTCGTATTCGTCCAAGATTCCAAACGCAACGGGATTCGAAGCCAAGTTGTCCGGCGAGTTTGCTCCGACAGCAAAATAATCTCCGCCCATAAACCTTTTTGCCAAAATGGTGTTGCCAGAATCTCTCGATTTTGCGGGCGCGATTTTTCCCGCAAAACATGCGTCCGCAAGCGCGGGCATCAACCGTTTTAAAGAAAATTTCCGCGCGGCTTCTTGTTTCGGATGCACGTGTAAAATCGAGCCTAATCCGTAAAAAATCGTGTAAAGAATGACGTTCACCGTCGCCTCCGTGAAGCCCACTTGCGCAGATTTTATGACAGCAACTTCTTCAATGCTGTTGTCCGCAAACGCGTCCATGATTTCGCGTAAATAAGGCGTAAATGCGGTTGTCCATTTCGCGCCCCTCAGAGCAGAATCATCTGGCAAAGTGCGATATTTATCCGCCCATTCCGAAACACTCAGCCTCCGTTCCGGACGAAACGCCTCGCGCACAGCAGCAATAAATCCCGCCAAGTTTTCGTCGAGTATTTCTTTTTTCGTTTTCGTCATTTCAAAACCACCGTTGACCAGCCCGTGCCTTCGTTGATGATTTCCAAAACGCGGAACGTCGCCACGGGCGCACCAAGCTTGCGCGTTTCCTCAGAGTCTAAAATTTCCACAGCGTCGCCGCGAGCAACGCCGTCGATTTCAGAAAGTGGGCACGACAAGCGCGGCTGGACGGCAACGACGCGGGCATTTCCGAGCTCGCCAGTCATTTCCGCTCGGTCAAAAATCGCCCGCGTTTCAAAACTCGTTCCCGCTGCGAGCGTCCAGCGCACTGGGACGCCAAAGTCTGCGAGAAATATCGAAAAATTTTCTTCAAACATTTTTGTTCACTCCGATGCCTTCTTTGAAAATAAATGTTTCTTCTTCGTGCACGTTCGCGCCGAGAATCGCATCGTGAGAAAAAGAAACGCGCACTACGACCGTCGCGCTCGCATTGTTCGCGCCGCCAGCGTTGTCGCCTCCGTAAGAAATAACATCGACAAACGCACCTTCGACGCGCGGCGCAGAAACATTCGCGCCGAAACGCTCGCCTAACGAAAGCGCAGAAAGCAACGTCGTCGCGTTTTCAAACGCAGAAACTAAGCCTTGCGCATCGTCTAAATTGTCGCCGACGAAAAACACATCCCAGTCGAGCGTTGCGGAAAATTGCTCCGTCGCGATGTCGTCGGCTTGCGTGATTTGCGACAGTCCGAAATTTATCGTTCCCGCAGTCGGCGCGTCGTCAAATCGTTCGTAATACGCAACGGCGGTCGCGTCGGGGAAAAGCTCTTTGAGCCTCGCGGAAATTTTTTCGTGTAGCTCGCGAATGTCGGTTTGTTTTGTGTTCGGATATTGCATTTTTAAAAACTGTTTTCTTGTTTAAAGCGGTGGCGTTGTCGGTGAACCGTTGTTGCCGTGCGTGTGCGCGTTGAGAATTTTTCCAAAGCCGTCGGTGATGGTGCCTCCGCCAGTGATGTTCCCGCCGACGGTCAATTCGCCCGTGATTTGCGTCGCGTCTGCGTCAATTTTGACGCTTGGAGCCGTCAGCGTCGCCGACGTTCCCGCGCTCGCGTCGATGGTCTCGCTTGCCGTGAGTTTCGCCGTTTTGCAGTCGCCGATGATTGCGTCCGCTCTCAATTGCGCCGTCGAGCCTTCGGGAAGCGTTCCCGTGAACGTGTGGCTTGCTGTGTCGTAAGACAAAACCGCGCCGTCAGAAAAAGTCTGCGAATGAAGCGTTGCCGACGCGCTCGGCGCAGGGATTTTGTCCGAATAAAGCCCGCGCAAAATCACGCCAGAGCAAAACTCGTTTCTCAATAAAACTAAAACCACCTCGCCAGCCGTTGGCGCAGACCACGCCACACGCTCCGAGCAAACCGCTGGCACCAGCCACGGAAGCAAAGGCGTGCGCACTCCGTCCGCAATTTCCACGCGTGCACGCGCCGTTTCCAAGTCCACCTCGGCAACGCGCCCAATCGTGATTTTCTGCGAGTCGGCACGTTCCAGAGCGGCGATTCTATTTGCTAAACTAATTAAAATGTTTTTCATCTTTTAAATGCTTGCTGTTTTAATGGCTAAAAGAAAAACTCGTGTTATTGGCGGGTGCATTGCTTTCGCCTCGCGTTCCTGATGAAGTAAAAGACATTTTGCGCAGAAAAGGTTGGTTTTTTAGAATGAAAATTTCTCGGAAAGAATTGGCGTCATTGGCAGGCAAGCGCGTCGCGTTCGTGACCAACGGGAAAGCGAACTACCGAATCCGTGTCGAGACCGACAAAGACCGCGCCGATGTTTGCGTACGCGTCGTCGGTCGCTCGCCAAACGTTCCCGCAGATTCTGGTCTGAAAGAGTTTGAATGGAACGTCGTCGGTCTCGGCGGGAGTAAACGCGTGGACAGCGTGATTAAATTCGTCGATGACAATGAAGATTTCTCTGTTTGCTTCGTTGTTCATGGAAGTCCTTGGATAAATCCTGACGCGCGGGAACGTTAACGCGACGGCTCGGAAACGCTCATTTGCAATCCCGCCGCAGACAGCGTAAAAGAGACTTTCCCGACTTGAAATTCGCCCGCTTCTAATTCTGGCGTCAATCCCGTTCCCGTGATTTTTACAAGGCGGTCAGCAGAAACGTTTAAATTCGCCTCGCCAGAAAAAGAAACCGTTTTTGCCGCGCGTTTTAGCTTTGCAAGCTCTGTTTCTGCGGCGGCTTGCGCTTCCGCTTCGCTTGAAAATTCTTTGTCTAATTCTTTCGCTGGCGTTCCCGTTCCCGCCGTCGCGTAATACGTTTTTGCGTCCGCGTCGTGAAATTTCGCTTTGACGCTTTTAAACTGCTTCGAGCGGTCAACCTTAAACGTCGCGGCGGTAAGCGTTTTCGCGTCGATTTCTACGGCTTCAAAGGCGGTTTTCGCTTCGTTGCGCGTGTAGAAAAAAAGCGTGTCATCTGCGGCTTTGACCGTCGCGTCCGTTTGTTCAGCAATGCGGGCAAGAAAATCGCCGTGCGTTTCATTGTTTTCGACCAAACAGGTTTGTGGAATCGTTTTTGACGCAAGCTCCGACGATATTTTTGCAGAATATCCGCATTCGTTGGCGATTTCTGCGAGCGCGTCGGCAAGCGTCGTTTCAGCACTCCATTCTTTCGACACTTTCGTTTTAAAAAGCTCCTTGGTCGTGGCGTTGGTTGCGCCTGCGCCTTTCGCCAATGCGGCACAATTGAGTTTGACCGTGCGCGGAGCTAATTGCGTCGTTATTTTATTCGCGTAAAATTTCCGAAAATCTCGCAACGCTTCGCCGTCGAAACCTAAATGAAGCTCGATAATGTTTTCTGGAAATGGCGGGGCAAACTTGCCGTCCGCATTCGATAGCGTGATTTCGAGCGTGTCCGAAGTCCAGCCAGCTTCGTCCGTTATCGTTAAAGAAATAAGCCGCTTCCGCCATTCTTCGGAAACGTCTGTGCCGTCCAGAATAAGCTTAAACGTCGGCTTTTTCATTTTTTTATTTTATTTTTTAAACGGTGTGGCTTAACTTCGTGTGCGTTATGGTCACCATTTCGCTAAGGATTTCGGAGGAAGAAAAACGCGTCGCATCGCGCATTCTTCGCGCACGCGGAACGACGCTTGCGCGGCGGCTTCGAGCTTTCGTTCGTGAAATTATAAACGACGAAGATGCGGAAGATTTCGCGCTCGCGCAGGCTCGATTGGAAAAATTAAACGAAAAAGATTGTTTGCCGATGGAGGCTTTTTTGCGCGAAATCGGCGTTTCGCAGAAAGATTTAGACTCAGCCCCTGCCGACGAAATCGAATGAGCCGTGAATGGAGCGGCGTTTTCCCTGATGTCGTAAAAAAAGACATTTTGAGGCTTGATGTCACGTTGCGGGCGCAGGTGTTGAAAGTGATTCTGCGTGTTGCGAAAAATCCACTTCCGCAAGTGCGCGGCGGTTATGGAAAACCACTTGGCGGAAATCTCTCTGGTCTTTTTAAAATTAAGCTTCGCAGAGCGGGCGTGCGCGTCGTTTACGCACTGAGAGAAATTGACGGCAAAATGGTCATTGTCGTCGTCGGCGTTCGCGACGGAGAGACTGTCTACTCTGCTGCGACGAAACGAAGAGGAAAGCTTGGATTGTAGCTTTTTCATTTTTTCGACTAATTCAATTCAGCCAATTTCGTCGAGTGAAGCATTCGGAGCGGCTCCGGGCGCATTGAAGGCGGGATTTATTCCGAGAGCCTTCATTTCCTCGTTTTCTTCTGCGATTTCTGCCCATTCGCTCCACGGGTCGCCTCCCAAGTCTCGGATAATTCGCGAGCGCGATTTTATTTTCATATTTAAAGCTTTTTCTGCCGCCGTCATATCGTTAACGGGGTCAATCCACGTCCAACGCCGCCCGACAAATTTCACCGCCGAAAACTTTTCTTGCCGCGTCGGTGGCACTGGTGCTCCCGCGCCCGTGCGGATTTTTCCCGCCGTCAGCGAAAATTCCAGCCACGCTCGGTAAATCGGGCGTATCATTTGCGTGATAAATTCTCCCTGCAAGGCTTCCCACGCCGTGCGCTCGTTGATGAGCCCTTGCCGTATCGATGAGAAATTCACATTCGTCAAATCGCTCGCAAGGTTGTTGTACGAAACGCCTAAGCCACTCGCGATGCGCCGCAAAATCGCCCGCTGAAACGCTTCGTAGGCAGAATCTGGATAATCAATTCCAGACTGAATAAATTCTTTGTTTCCAATGTCTAAAAGCATTCCCGCCTCGCTGCGATGCTCTTCAAAACCTTCTGGCGGCGGTTCGTCTGAATTAGAAACAAGTCCAAGCGTATTGCTCGCGATGTTCGCTCGCGCCAGCATTGACCTGTCGAGCATGTTTGCCCTGTGCAAGTCTGACAGCACTGGCGAAAGTGGCGAAAGCCCGCGCGTTTGACCGGGAAATTCTTTCAGATAAAAATGGACGACATCTTTCGCGCTCACGCGGTCGTAGTCTCCAAACGTGAACGAACAATTTTCCACCTTCGACAAATTTTTGCGGAAATAATAAGCCACGGGCCGCCCGAACTCGTTCATTTCTATGCCGTGTTTTATCACGTTGCCGTTGCGTAATTCCTCGTTTTGTCCGACATAAAGCCGCCGCGGGTCGATGTTTTGCAACGCGAATCCATACTCCGAAAAACCTTTCCCGCGTCGAATGATAAATATCGCCTCGCCATAAACGCACCAGCTCATCACCGCCAGTCGCGAGAATTGCGCAAGGCTTTCCCGTCCGCTCACCGAGCAATTTTCTGGCAAAGACCAGTTTTCCCATGCGTCAAAAACCGCCGTATTCGCGGCTTTGTCGGGAATGCCGTCAGCGTCGGTGATTTGCGGCTGCAATGTGAAACCGTGCTCGCCAGCGATGTTGTCGCGAGCCATATTCGCGAACGCACGCGCGTGCGCTCCCGATAAAACCTCCGATTGCGCTCTCGCCGAAACTGTTTCCCAGTTGCGAGTAATCACGCGGTCAATCGGATCGTGCGCCGTTGACCAGCTATCAGAAAGCCGTCCTGTGTCCGCCGCGTCCAATATCGAACGCGCTTGTGGCGCAGCCTGCGGGCGCGGGAACGCACGCGGCGCAGGTGTCTCTGGCGAAGACGTCGCGCTTTTTTTTGAAAAGAGGTTGAGCGGATTCATTTTTTTACAGCCCAAAATAAACGTTGCAACGCTTCCCATTCGCCGTCGCGACTTGCTTTTTGAAGTAATCAAGTAGCGAAATCAGCTCCGAAACCGAATAACGGTCAATTCGTCGGTTGTTTATCTGGTAGCTTTTGACCGACGGGTCGGCAGAGCCAGCCAGTGCGGATTCGATTTTGCGAATAATCTCGCGAGCGCGTGTAATGCTTTCGCTTTCTTCCGTCGAGTCCGACGCAATCGAACGGTTTCTAAATTGATTCGGTGTTAGCATTGTTTTTTTCTCGCGCAAGTTTAAAACACTTCACGAAAAAAAACGGTCGGACTAACGTCACATTTTGACAGCGCACGGGCTTTAAATCGCTGCCGCCGTTGCCGTGGCGTAATCGCCCGCGAGTATCTCTGAAATGCGTTGCGCAAGCGCGTTGGCATCTTCGCCCGGCTGCTGAACAATCGTAAAGTTTTGCGTCGAATTGTCGGTGATGACGTTCCCGCTGGCGATTTTTCCCGTTCCCGCTGGCGAGATTTCCCGCGCCTTTTGCACAGCCGCGACAGGCGCGGTTATCGCGTCTAATTTTATCGCGGGCGCGGCGGCTATCGGCATTTCACTCAACGCCGTCGATTGCTCCGATTTAATTGAGATAGTCGAATCCCCAATTCCAAAAAATCCCGCGACGTCCGCCACTGCGCCAAGCACACTTTTAAACGCAGCCCGCACCTTTTCAAAGATTTTCAACACGCCTTCAAATGCCCATCGCGCACCTTTTGCCACTGCGTCGAAAACCGCCAGCACGCCCGTTCTAAAAGTGTCGCAATTCTTCCAGCACCAAACAATCGCCGCAACTAATGCGCCGATGGCTGCAATGACCAGCCCGATCGGGTTCGCCGTTAACGCCACATTGAGCAGCCATTGAGCCGCCGCCGCCGCCTTTGTGACCGCAGACCACGCGAGCGTCGCCGTTTTTGCGATGCCCATCGCGGCGACATGCGCAAGCGTTCCCGCACGCAGGATATTTAAAACACTGTTAAAAATTCCCGCCATCACACTCGCTGCCTTGCACGCAAGTGCCCACGCGTTTATCACGGCAGCCGACGCGACAAGCACTGCGTTTTTTAACGCGATTGCGCTCGCCACAGCGAGCGTGATTCCTTTGAAAACAATAAGCGCGGACGTGATGCTTACGATGGCGGGCGCAAGCCACGTGAGTTTTGAGACGACATCCGCGATTCCGTTCATTACTTTTCCTAACAGCGGCATCAAACTCACGACGGCTTCTTGTTTTAAAACATTGAACGAAAAACAAACACGCTCGATTGCGGTGACGTAGTCGTGAGCAAGTGTTTCCGCATTCGCGTTTTTTAAAATATGGTCGTTTGCCGCGTTCATGTCGGCGGCGATTTGAGTCCAGCCTTGCCGAAACATTGCAGGAAGCGTTTTGATGGCTTCGCCGCCAAAAAGCTTGTCCGTGATGCGAATCTGCTCGGATTCGTTTTTGATGGCTCCAATTGCCTTCGCAAGGATTTCAAATTTCGTTGCGGCGTCGAATTTATTCAACGCCGATGCCGAAAGATTGAGCGATTCGAGAACTTTGCCAGCCTCGCCCGTTCCTGCCGCCGCCTCGGCAATACGTTTTGACATTTCTGTTAAATGCGTAGAAAGCTTTTCGGCAGAAATTCCCGCCTTCGCGCCCGCAAATTGAAACCGTTGCAGGGTTTCCACCGAGATGCCAAGACTTTCTGCCGTGCGGTTCATTTCGTCAATGCCTTGCGCAGTTTTGGCGGCTGTGTCAAAGAAAAGCGTCGAAAGGAGCGTTGATGCACTCCCAACTTTTTGAGTCAGCGCGGAAAAAGAATTACTCGCGGCCTGCACGGCTTCGCTAAACCTAACTTTTCGCGCGGCGGCGGAAACGTCCAGCCACGCAGAAACGCCCTCGGTCGCGTCGGCAAGGCGTTTTTTTGCTCTTTCTAATTGCTTGTTTAAAGTTTCCAGTGCGCTCGCTTGCGCCTGTGTCGGCTGTTTATTGCCGATGAGTATCGTCAGCTTGTTTAGTTCTGCAGCGGCGCGTTTCTCTGCCTGTTGCGCCGCGCCGAAGTTGGCGATGGCTTTTTCCGAAAAACTCGCCACGCTCTTGCTCGCCTGTGAAAAAGCTTGTGTCCAGCCCGCGCTCAAGGCTGCTCCGATTGTCAAAGAAATTGCAGTTCCTGTCGCCATGTTAACACTTTCGTTTTAGTTTGAAAAATAATGGGAAAAGGTTTCTTTTTCTCGACGTATGGGAAGCAAAACTTCATCGCCAGCAAATCGCGTTATGCGTTTTTTACGCGCGTGGGAATATCGCTCGAAAAAGAGAATGGAAGCTTCAAAAAAACGCACTGCTGAGGCGGCGGAGCAAGTAGCCGAGTCGAAAGCGCGTGTCGTTGATGCGTTGCGGCAAGTCGCTCCGTTTTTAGTTTTGGAAGAAAACGAAAGCTTTTTTGAAAAATACGATTTTATTCTCGCGCGTGCGTGCATCTTTTTGCTCTGTTGCTGCGCGTGGGGATATATGCTTTCTGACATTCCAGAGGCTTCGAACGCGAGCGGGATTGACGTTTTCTGCGGCGATGCGTTTCTCTGGCTCGTGTTTTTAGTGCCACTTTTCGCCGTGTTGCAGGGCCTTCCAGATTTTCGCTTTTCAAAATTCCCGTTCTTGCGCTCGGAGTGGCTGAAAGACAAGCCCGCGATGCGTTTTGCGTTAGGTGTTGTGGAATTACTCATCGTCGCGGCGTTTGTCTTTGTCGTGATTATGTTTTCGCTGTGGTTGGCGTTGCTCGTTTTTCTCGCGGTGTGCGCAATCGTTGCTGTCGTTGTCCGTCTTTTTTAATAAGCCGTTTTTTTTATCGATTTTGCTCGGCGATTAGGTTTTTGAGTTCAATCAAATAATTAACAAAATCCTCCGCTGTGAGCGCGTCGATTTCCGACGGTTGCCAGCCTGTTTCCTTCGCGAGTATCAGCGTGGCTCGCCTTAACTCGCTGTCTGAAAACTTGGTGCGCCTTTGTTGACCTCGGTCAAAAGCGCAAGCGCGTCTTCCAAATCCAGCGCGTCGCATTCTTTCGGCGACAAGTTTTCACAGCACCGGGCAAGCAACGCGAGCGCGGCTTCTTCTTGGTCTTTAAACTCGCGGCGCACCGTGCGCAAATCGCCCAGTCGTGGACGGCGCATTTCTACCGTCGCGATTTCTACGCCTGTTTCTGGACTTTTAAACGGGTGTTTTAATTCGTAAGTCATTTTTTTTTGTTAAAAAAAGATTTTAAAAAATTCCGCTCCGCCTGCGCCTGCGGCTCCTGCGCCGATGACGATGTAAAGCATTAGCTTGTGAAACCTTCCCTTTATGTCCTCGATTTCCGCGTGGAAATTTTTCGC